CCTATCTTATATTTTTTAAGTGTTGTATCGTAACCAAATTCTCCCTGAGCCAAAGCATTAGTAGAAGCACCCCATTGAGTTGATGTTCCTCTTCTTAATTGAATAGTTGTTAGTGCTGGCATTATAATTCTCCGGTTTAGGGGTGTTTATGGCGATCCACAATCGAAGGAATAACTGTCTAAATAATCGTCTAAATTTGAAACTCTAGACACATCAATATCGCCTGTAATTTTACTAAAGGGAATATCTGGTAAATCATTTATTCCAATAATAGCAGAGCTACCTAATATATTTACACTGGGCGAAGAAAATCTTTCAATTTCTACCACTCCTATATTATCTATAAAGCTTGTTTCTATAGATATAATATTAGCTTCTACGCTATCAACTACTATGGTAAATTCACTCATGTTTGACAATCCAATAAAGAGTTATCTTCGCTAAATCTATGCGTAATTTTAACTGTTCCAAATATTAATCTAATAATTTCTTTTCCTCCACCATTATACATATCGTGGGGGCTTTCTAGCTCCAAATCATATTTGGCCTTATTAAAAAGAAATCCATTTGTTGTATTGGCCGGAATCTGTAGTAATAACTTTCCATCAACTCCTATTATATCAAATTTATAAATACTATAGTCAATATTAGCTGTAGAAAAAATTTGTGTAATTCCATCATCGGTTGTCCAAACAAGTCTAGCACACCAATTTGTAATATTGATAGGAGTATTATTTGAGTCTTTATAGGTCAACGCTAATTTAAAAGACGTTCCCTGCTCTATAGAGAAGTCATATTTACTTGCTGGCATAGTAGTTAGCCTATAATGTTATTGTAAATATATTTATCTACCCATACTTAGATAGATATACACCTTATGGCAGAAGATGCGGGATTAGAAAAAAAAGAAGGGCCGGGGTTTTAAGCCCAGCCCTTACTTCTTTTATCAGATAATGATAAGCGATCTTATTAGAGAGCGCCGAGTAGAACTCTGCGGTTGTCAAGAACAGCAAAGCCTAGCTCAGCCCATCCGTAGAAGCCAGCTCTCTTCTGACGATGTAGTGTCTCGTCTTCGTAGATTTGAACTTCTTCACGAACTGGCATAATGAAGCTATCACTCTTGCGCTGGTCAAGACCAACAACAATCTCACTCTTGCTACCGGGTAGTGAACCATTGAGTACATTACTATAGAATAGTTGGTACTCTTGGCCAACACCTAGTTCGTCTAGATCATGAAGATTAACACCGAAGACACGGTTTAGTGTGCCGTCAGCAGCGGTATAGATCTCACGACGAGTTGTTTCGTCGATTTGATCGATGCCCCAGTTACGGATATCTTCCATGCTTTCTGGTGAAACGTAAAGATCTGTTAGGATACCACGGTTATTACTAGCCGAGTTACCACCAGCATTTCTACGCATCACTGTCTTCATGAGACTAACTAGACGCTTGGTGAACTGATTGTTGGCAGCATCGCTGTCGAAAACAACGATATTACGATCAACACCAGCAGCTAGTAGAGTGTGCCATCCGTCATCATTCATCTTCTTGACGAATGAACCTTCTAGCACTTCCATAGCGCGACCAACAACGTCCCAGCGAGCATCACGAGCGTACTTGAGGAGATAGTCAATACTGGAGCCGATATCATATACTGGCACCATGACATAATCACTCTCAACATGACGTTCTGGAATATAACCATGGTTTGGAATGGTATATGCCACAAAGTCTTTTTCTGTTCCAGGAGCAAGGAAGTCCAATGGGAACTCTGGAGTAGCGCCTTGAGCAAGCTTAACTGGCTCGAAGATGCCATCAAGAATATCACCACTGAGTAAACCTTTTCTCAATGGAAGCTCAAGAGCTTTTGCAAATTCTGCATTAGCTGCTAGAGCGACTTCACGATTCTGTGAACCAGAACGAACAAGTAGGTCTGTTAATTCTGGTGTAGGCTGAAATTTCTGAGTTTTAGCTGACATGTTTAGTTTTCTCCATTATCAGGTGATATTGATATCTACTTTGACGTAACCATCGGCATCTTTGCTACCAAGGAATCTTCCAACTTTTGTGCTGTTTGTACTAACTGTAGTGAGATTACCACTAGCATCATAGTAGGCATCAGCACCGGCGGTTGGAGAAACGGCAGCTACCATATTTGTAACAACTTGTCCCTGACGAAGGACAGTTACCTTCGAACCTACAGGAACCTCGTCACGGTACCAGTTTAGATGCTGTCTAGTTAGGTCATAACTGACAACGTCATTTAGTAATAGACCAGCTGGCTTGGTGCCGGAAGGTGTTCCTGTTGGATATGCAACAGTAGCGCCGCCGTCATCAAGAGATGATCCACTACCAGAAGTAACATGAACTACAATACCGCCTCTTTCGGCAGCAACGTCCATGAAATTTGAAACGTCTGTGTATGATTCAACACGATGTGGTTTAAGAGCCATTTTAGATTCTCCCTATAGTAATTAGTGTTTCTTACCGAGTCTGCTGGAAACGAATTCTACCAATGCTGCGCGTGTTGCTTCAACGCCTGAATGGGCCTCTCCGCCAACACCAAGATTAACCCCAGCTTCTACTTCTGCTGTTTCTAAAACAGAAGCATCAACTGTATCTTCTGAAGTTTCTTTTTCGGATGCTTTGCGTTTCATCATCATAGCATCTTCTTCTTCTTCAGTTTCTTTGTCTTTTTTTACTGCTTTTTCTTTTTTATCGTCTGTCTTATCGTCTTCTTCTTTATCGCCCTTTTTAATCTTTTCGAGCCATGGTGGCATCTTTCCAGCAAATAGAGAAGTCATAGCAGCAAATGTTTCATCGTCCATACTTTCAAATCTATCAGCTGTAGCGTTAGCGGCATCGGCATCTAGACCGTTTTCCATTAAGGCAGAAGCTCTTTTCATCTTCTTCTCTTTTTTAACCATCTCTTCTTCTTTGGCCTTGTATCCAGCAATGGTTTCAAGAGCGGCTTCAAGATCTGACTTTGTTTTCTTCATGTCTTCGTCTTTTTTAGCCATCATCTCTTCTTCCATCTTGGTAGCTTCTTCCTTCTTTGCAGCAACGGCTTCTTGTGAAGCTGTTAGCTCAGCGATGGTCTGCTCTTTAGCTTTAATTTCCATCTCTAAAGCAGCTACCTTGTCTTTTAGCTCAGAGGCTAACGAATAAGCTTCCTTAACTACTTCAGCTGATGAAGTTGTCATAGCTTCAATTTTAGTTTTAAGTTCAGCTACTTCTGCTTGAATATTTTCTAAATTCATAATGTTATTCTCCACATTAAGGTTGGTCTGATTATCAAATACACCCGCAATCGATAAATCTTCAAAATTTTCGGTTGAATTTTTTATGACTGGCTCCTCAAACATATTTTTGGTGAAAATTATGCTATCTGGATTAGCTGGCTTATTAACAAAACCCTTACCAGAAAAAGTAATTTCTCTCAATACTCTACCTATCTTATAATTATCATGCTCACCTTGTCCACCATATGCTCTTAAAAATTTTGTTAAATATGCAGTAGCTTCATTTCTAGGTAATATTTTATATTCCCCACTAATCTTATTAATTAGTCCATAATCAAAACTCTTAAAGAAGCACTCCATACTAACATACTTAGAGCCATTCTCAATTTCTGCTATTAGCTTTTCTGCTCTATCTTTTAGGTCTGTATTAGAAAATGCTTTATATATTACAGAACCTGTAAGGATATGGTACTTTTCTGGTAAACTATCTACTGGAGTTGACTCAGCTATTAAATGGCCATCTTCTGTAATTGGCCAGTTAGAAGTTATATGACCGATTATAGTAGCTTCATCATGTTCAAGATTAGTGGGTTTATCTTCTGGAGTATTTCTAGCTGCCCATACTTCTTCTTTATCAAAAATATCGTCATTTTTATTCCATGAAGAGCTAACAAGAATAGACTGGACATAATACAGATCAGAATCACTTAAAGAAGCCAATGTTTTTATATCTTTAATATTATGCTTATGATGATCTAGGGATGGACTAACAGCACAAGCATATGATATAGATGCTGATGTTTGAAGTTTTTCAGAAAGACCGTCAAGTTTTTCTTGCTCAAAAATGTTCATATTTTTCTCCTATTCTTAGGATGAATACACCAAGCTATAAAAAGACGCCTTTGCCTGCTTTTGATCTTCAACAGAAAGCGGTTGACCTAGTGCTTGTTCGATAGTCTTAAGCCAGTTTTTATATTCTATAATTCTATCATGTGTTGCAGATGTGTTGATGTTTGAGAACGCGGTCATTACGGATTCGGTATCTATCTTTGACATTGGCTGTAAACTGAATAGTATTTTGGCGCGTATCTCTTCTGCTTCTTGGAATTCGACCGAGCTTAAGCTTCTTAGATTTTTCTTGCTATAAAACTCAAGTAAAATTGGGTTGATTATTTCATTGATCTTATCTTGGGTCTTACTCGCCCAAATCATTATGCTCGCTCCAGTTTGTGGCTTGAAAACTTTTGTTTTCCTTTGTTCGGTGTCCTTTGACATTTTCGGTCTGCCTTGCCCTGGCACCTGAGGCAACGATTCTTGCGAATCGTTTGCCAACTTCGAAGGAGAGACGATAGGAGAAGCTGGAGGAGTTTTTAGTTCTAATCCAGTTTTTTCTCCAGATTTCTTCTTGTCTAACTCTAGTCCAACTTGACTAGGAGTAACGGTCCCGCTTTGTAGAGCTATTTTCTTTAAGCTATTTTCTAATTGTGGATCATGCCAAGGACCAGCTTTTTTTGCCATTCTATTACTCTTTCTTTCTCTACCTTCTCTATTTAGTCTAGACTTTTCCATATCTGGATCAAATCCGAACTTAGTTTGTAGTAGCTCATCGCTAATAAGATTTCTATCTGCTAGTTGAATCAATAATGCTTTTTCGCTATTCTCATCACTAAGATCCATTCTATCGAATTCTATTTTTGCTGGATATTTGAAACCCATAGCTTTTTGTACTATAGCAATTTCGTTTTCCCAAAATTGTATTAGAACATCTCTTCCGTACTGTAGTCTTTGCGTTAGCGTTTTTAATGAAATGAAATTATTTGTTGTACCAGCTGCTCCGAAGGTTCCAGTTAATGTAGGAGGAATTCCAAGACCAGCATACACAGCATTCATATGAGGTATATATTTGCCTTCTCCTAAAAACTGATGAACATTACTTTTCGATTCTAACAATTCAATATCAGGACCCCAAATAAGATCCATAGTACCGCCACCAGTATTATTTCCTAGTATCTGAGCTAGCTTAGCGGTAGCTGCTTTTGTTGGTGCTATTTTATGTTCTAGATTACCTAGCTTAAAAATTCTTATATTAGAAACGGCGCCGTCTAGCGCTGCCATATCAGCAAGCTTTAGTTTCTCGACCACTGTCAAATCATCCATGATAGCGTATATCATTGGAAATGCCCAAGCTTGCCAGTCATCTTTCTTATAATGAAATACAAGAGTCTTATTTGGATCAAGAGGGTATCCATGTTGGGTCTTTGCTGCTTCAAGTATCTCTTTAGGAAGACCTGCTAGTATTTGTTTTTCAGCATCTGTTCTTGGGGAATTGATTTGATTTCTTAAGTTACCAGGAAGTTGTAATTCATAAGTTTTTTTATCGACGAAAGCAGCTAATGGACCAGCTACAACGTCTACAAAAACAGGATCAATAAAAGTATATCTCCAAGGAATTTCCCTTTTATCTACTGGCATATTGTCTATGTCTGAAATTTGATAATCTGCAGCACCTAGACTCTGATATAGCTTATCAGTAACCTTTAAACTAATTTTTGCTGTTCTTCTGTCTACTACGACATTTCCAGATTTATAAAGGTTGTTTAAGAATCTCTCGCTTCTATCCTTACCGTTTATTTTTTTAAACCATCTTCTATAAAATCTTTCTATTCTTTTGTTTCTATGAGAAAATCTTATACCTTGTGTGGCAAAATCTCCCATGAGATCAATAACGTTTTTGACTAAACCAACTCTTTGATAAATGTCTTCTGCTCTTTGTAGAATAGCTTTTAGCTTTTTAGGTACTGCTTCATCTGGTCTAAAATAGTCATAGTCTGTGCGAGTAAATCCTGGACGACTACCTGTAACCCCGTCCAGATTTGAATAGTCCAACCCGTATCTACGCATACCTTCTGCTTTTTGAACCAGGGTAAATTCATCTAGAGAAGCTGAAGATCTTTTCAAAGCTTCTTGTTTACTGGCCAAATCGTCTCCCCATGTAACATATGCATCCTCGGGGATAGTATTAGCGTTTTGGATCACATCTGCTTTGGTTTTCTTTTTAGCCATAATTTATTTTAATTGTAATAGTATTGCATTTGAATTAGATAAGATATATTTATCATATACACTTATTCTCTATAAATACCCGTATAAATATCATCATTAGCGCCATTAACAAACCATTCTGGTCCTTTGTACATTTGACCGTTATGGGATACCATTTCACTAGCCTTGCCTCCAACCACATCATATTCTATTGATTTGAGAGTTCTTGTCATCTGTCGGGCTATCATATTAGCAATTAATAAAGAACTGTATCTATCTTTGCGCAATCTTCCCTTTTTACCATTAGGCATTTTAACCTCTGGAGTATCCCAGCGATCTCTAGCGTTCGGCCCAGTACTAGTTTGCGTCATTACTATGGTCGTAAGCTCATTCTTTAGCTCCTCAATCTCTAAGATACATTCGCTTAGACTATCATAGATTGGATTTAATTCGCTTTCAAGAATATCTTTTCCTTCTCTCTCTAGCGCCAATCCTAGGGTTAAGTTATCGAATCTAGGAAATAGCAATACTTTATCTTCTAGATCCTTTCTTAGTCCGTGATTAGCATGGGCAGTCCAGTCCGCTTTGGCGAACTGCACCAATTCAATAAGATGTAAGCCAGCCTGATCGTCTGTATCTCTACTTTTATCTGGATCTATTATCGGCCAAATTAAATTTTCTCCATCTTCTAGCTTTGCCGGATCATGTAAAGCTTCTTCTATAGCCACACCTCCACCCTGAGCATCTAATCCTATGCGAGCACAAGGGAAAATCTTCATTAGATTCCTAATCTTTCGACAACAGAATCCATAAAAGTCGTGATCTTTTACTAGTCCTGTCTTCAGTCTTTCTTTAAAGTTACTACGATTAGTAGTCCAACAATATACTATTCTGTTATGATCCGAATGAGCTTCTATAATAATGATACTAAAATTATCTTGTTCGGACGCTGGGTCAATCCCATAAACATACTGAGCTTTTGGATCACCATTAATCATAGCATCAAATGAAACGGTTTTTCCTCCAATAGATATTGGCTTAGAGTCTGAAGTTACACATCCTTCTATTAAACTTCTTCTGAAAAATCCTTCACTATCTGTAACAAAACACGCTGCATATTCCATATTGTAGATACCGCTATGAATTGTAGCTCGCGCTCTACTAACTTGTTTGTCATCCATGAATCCTTTTGGAATTAATTCATAAGGCATTCTGATAATCGAATAGTCTTTCCAATTAAAATTACTAGGAACTTCTCCCTTAAATAGTTCTGTTAGTTTACGCTCGTCTCCTTGGCTCTCTATAATTGCCTTGTATCTTTTCCAGTAACTAGCAAAATGCTTAAAATCGTAATCCGCCGTGCCAGATATAATAGCTTGATTTCCCATCTTATATTGAAGCTGCTCAAGTTCTTCATTCCAAATACCTGCTTCTTTCATAGCTTGCTTTTTAGCTTCTTCTTTTACGTTTTGTATTGGACTAGCACTAACTGCCGCGAAGCCCGACACTACTGTTTCATAGATATCTGGAGATATGGATGCAAATTCGTCCGCTATAATAATATGAGCTCTTAAACCTCTGATCTTACTTCCGTCACCCATAGGAATAGCTGTTGTCCAACTATCGCCAAGTCGAATAGTACATCGGTCAACGTCTCTTCTCGGACCATCATCATTTCCATTAAATATGCTACGAAGTATAGGACTAGTTCTCCATATGTTCTCCATATATTCAAAGATAATCTTACTCTGTCGGAAAGCAGCACCCACTACTACTATTTTAGTACCGGGATAGAATGTCATTTTAAGAACACAGTAAAGAGCTAGCAAAAAGCTTTTACCCCAACCACGACTAGCTATATACATTGGGAATGCTCGTATCCAGAATTCTTGAATAATAGCTATTTGTATAGGATGCAATTCTATATTAAATAGCAGCTTACATGTTGAACCAATATAATGCGGATTTCTTAGTATTCTTAATAAATGAGCGTCTGGAAATTCTATGTCTTTTTCGGATCTATGAATCATGAGATTCTTAGATATCTCAAGATCATCAAGATTGCCTAGTCCTAGCCAAGCATTTTCAAATATCTGTTTTTGGGAGCTTTTCAAGATGGTCTACCTTTTTAAGTATGTACTCTGCCATTTTTTCCGCATTAGATGCTGACCCACAAAAGCATATTTTAATGTTATGTAATAGTTGTAGCTCCATTATATTCTTCATAATAAAGGCTGGGCTAACCTTAATATTGTTCCACCATTTTTTAGGAACGGTAGATCCTATTGGATATATCAAAACATCTTCTAGATGAAATTCAAATAATATAAAAGCATATTTTAATTTACTTAATCTTTCAACAACGTCGCTAAAACGACTTTCTACAATATTATTAGCAAACTCGCTTACGCTTTTCTTCCTTTCAATTCCAAGAAGATGCTCAAGACCCTCTATGCTATAATCTCCAGTATCTAGCTTTCTTTTAGCTGTAGCATAATTATCAAAGGTCCAAGGCTGCTGTTCCCTGGTATCTACAATAATAGTAAAGTTATCGTGTTTCATAAAAACTCATTTATTCTTAGGAGGTTTCTTTTTATCGCTAATGATTTTAAAGAATACACCTTCATACAAAGCTTCCATATTTTTGATCATTTTATGATGTAAATAGCATAATGTTATTCCGTTATCAACAATGAATCTTAAACCGGGATATTCTGCCCAAGTTTTAATGTGATGAGCATTCAACTTCTTTTTTATAGAACAATTAGGCCACTGACATTGGTGATTGTCTCTTTTATAAAC